GTTTCTAGCGGGCTGACGCCACGAAGTTGTTGCGGGAAAACTAACCAGTTGATTTGGATTATTTCGTCTGTAGTAAAAATCTTTTTGCCGATTTCGTAAGTGCGAACATCTAGTTCGCTCGCATGTATTTTTACTTTGTTCGGGTGAATGTTGCGCATTTCTATTGGGAAGCCTGCGTCGTTGCGTGGTGCGTAAATAAATGCAACGCCGTGAATTGCGAGCGTGATAATTGTTTGGTGAATAAACTCAAAAATTAGTTGGTTGTCATTTGGTCTTATCAAGATTTGTGGGCGAGTACCTTTTTCGTATCGGTCACCCCGGTCACGGTATAAGTCAAGTGGCATTGTCGCTATGGAGTCAGCAAGCAAAGTAACTGCTGCGGTCATTGCGCTCGTAGCGAACGCCGTGCTTTCGTTTACGAGTTCGCCAGCGTAATTGTTAAAATGTGTTCTGCCCGTAATTTGGTTCGGGTCAATTTGTAGTGGCAGACCACGCTGTTCGGAGTTCTTTTTGAATATTGCCATTATGCGCTCAATTCACTGACGGCGATAATTAGTGCGCCGAGAACAATGTAGCCTAAAGGTTGGAAAATTTGGAATGCCCCGTAAGAAACAAATACTCCGCCGATTATTTCGGTCAAAGATGTTATCAGTTTCTTGTTCATGAACTCTCCCAAATGTCTACTATTGAAATGTTATCCGCTTCGTCTGCGGTGCGGGTTGCTCTATCCACTGCCATAATCATTGCAATGCAGGCGTCAATTTTTCGTTTACTCTTGCCTTTGCTTAATCGCCAACCCGTGTCGGTCATTCTTTGTGCTGCCGAAAGAACTTGGTCGGTGAAAGTAGGCGAACCGTCGTGCGCTATTTTGCCGTTCACTATAAGTTCGTAAGTCTGTCCGCAGGCAGGCACCATACGGCTACTGGTTTGCGGGTATTCCACCATAGGTAACGCTTCGTCAGCCAGTATTTCCGCAGACCGTTGCATGTAGGCAGGGTCGTAGGCGAACTCGATGACATTAAGGTTTTTGTGAAGATACCGCAAATGGTTTTCTATTTCTGCGACATCAACTCCCGTGTCTTTCGGAAACCAAATTTTTGCTTCCACCACAATTACTTCATCTTGCCGTTGGGCGATGACAACCGCAATGGAGTCGTGCTTGAGCGCCATGTCAATTCCGACAAAGCACGGGTCGGTTTTGTTTATAGTGCGGGAAGAAACAAGTTTTTCCCAACTGCCAGCAGGCAACCAACTTTCTTCTACTCGCACCCATTGGTTTAGGCGGAACCTTCGGAACGCTGCTTCGGTGCTTTGAATTGATGACGATTCCATGTCTTCTTCGCTGAGCAAACCTTCAACCAAGTTTGGGTTTGTAGCCCGCCACGCTTTTTTGTCGTTTAGTTTGCAGTCAGCGGGAGCTTCCCACCAGAAGAACCCGAACGAGTCGTCTTCTATTTCGCCACCCGCACAGCCTTTGCCGTAGTCGTAAAGTCTTCCGCAAACAGTTTCTTTGTCATAACCTGCGGTAGTGATTGCGACCGTCAATGGGTCTAGTCGTGCGCCCGAACCGAGTGTGAGTTGGTCCCACAAATCTTCGTTTGGTTGCACCCACAATTCGTCAAAGATAACAAGGCTTGGGTTAAGTCCTGCTTGCCGTTTTGCTTCGGCGGAAATTACACGATAGACGCTCGAGTATGCTGGCATTTCTATTGCGTCACGATAAACCTTGCAGTTTTCGGAAAGAAGTCGTGATTGATTTACTTGTTGCTTTGCTTCGTTGAAAACAATTCGTGCTTGACGGCGGTCGCCTGCAGCCGAATAAACTTCTGCGCCTGCTTCGCCCGCAAGCATTCCATAAAGTGCGAGCGTAGAACCCATAAGCGATTTGCCTTGTTTTCGTGGCAGGCCGATAAGTGCACGGCGGTATCTAAGTCTGCCGTTGGTTTTGCGTTCAAGTAGTGCATGCAACAACCATTGTTGCCACTCGGTAAAAATAAGCGGTTCGCCCGCACGAACGCCTTTGGTAAGCGACAAATATTTTTCTGCAAACTCGCAGATATCTGGACCGTCACTTACTTTTGATTTAGGTGCGGTGTAGTAAGTAGGTTTCCATTTCTTTTTAGGCTGAATCACGTTTGTTCGCAACCTTCTGACGGAACTTATCTAATTCGTTTGCTGGGGCAGAACTTCCGCCAAGTCTCGCCCTGTCCGTTGGGGTAAAACCAAGTGCGCTCAAGTTTTGTGCGATAAGTTTTTCTAGCGAACGAAGTTGTGCTCGGTCACGCCAGTCGCCGTCTTTTAAAAGTTTCATTCGCAAAAGTGCACGTTCGTCAGTTTGTTCGCAAACCATCATTACGATTTCGGCGTCGGTTTCGTATCGCAGCCAGCCGGCACCGCTTGTCCAAATGTCTCGCCACAATCTTGTACCTGGACCTTCTTCTCCGTTTTCTCGGTGAATTAAAAAACGGTGAGGTACGGGTGGTTCGTTGTTGGTTGGCGTAATTACTGCAAGTTGTGGTAATGCCCGCTTGCCTAAGTTGCCCAGCCGTTGTTTTTGTTCAACAGGTTTCGGTTTGCGTCCACGCTTATCCATTTTTTCTTCCCGAAACTAAACGGTTGCCCCGTCTGCTATTGCAAGATTTGTGCGCTGCAAGTAAAAGGCTGTCGGGGTCTGCAGGAACTACATGGTCTGCAGTCCAAGGGTCATGCTCTCGTGGACCGCCACCGCAAATCCAACATCGTTCCGCATTGTCTCTTACTTGTTTCGCTCGCTTTTTGTAGTTGCCTTTGTAATGTGGGCGGTCGGGTTTAGGTCTTGCGCTCTGTCGTAGTTTTTGCATGCGCTTGTTTTTTGTTTCGCATTCGTCGCAACGAGAAGCAATACCTAGTCGCCCGCACCATAAACACGGGCGTTTGATTGACATTATTTTGTTTGGATTTCGGGCAGGCTGTTTGCGCTTATGCCGTCAACTATTGTCCTGTTCAACATTGGGTGGAATTGGTCGGTTGGTCCGTAGTCGCTGTCGGGGTGGTAGGCGAGAACTCGCATTTCTTCTCCGTACGGTGTGCTGAATTTGTGCAGCCCGTCAGTGTGAATACAAAAAATAGTGTCGGGGATAAGTTGCACGATTTCTTCTAAACCGTTTTCCCAATAGTGACATCTTCCGTGACCCGACATTACTAAACCAATTCTGTCGCTTGGGTGAGTGTGTCTAGTTTGGTCAATACCAGGTGGGAAGTAAAGCAAGTTAAGGCATGGGTCGCCGAGTTTGATTGGGGCGATTAACAGGCTGTCAGTGCAGCCGTCAATATATTTTAATCTGCCTTCACGCTCTGCGGGTCCACCCAAAGAAAACATGCCGTTGTAATTTTCTCGGGAAACTATAATTCCTTTTCCGCCGTGAACATATGCGCTACCTGGAATGCAGGCGTACATTCCTGCGTTGAGCGAATATGAGTGAAAGTTTTTGTTTTCGTCCCAAAACTCAACGTAGGCGTAGCCGTCTTCTTCCGTAAAGGTTTGCATGCAATATAAGTAATGCGTGTCGTTTTCGTTTAACGAAAGACCGCTACTCCATGCCGATAAATAACTTGGAAATTGTCTATCGAGTTCTGCGATTTTTCCGTTTATAAAATGGTAGGTGCTAAATGCTTTCATTCTGCTTCTCTTTTCGGTACCCATGCTGGCTTAAAATCTTCATTACCCGCACGTTCGGTCATCTTACCTCGGTCAAGCATTCGTATAACTTCTTCTCTTTCCATTCCGAGTCTTGCTTTTAAGTCGTCAGGATTTATGCCATAAGTTTTGACAAGTTCCGCCACAATATCTGCCATAGACAAAACATAGTGTTCACCTCTTGCACGGTTGTGTCGGATAGTTGCCATTCGTTGTCGGGCAGGGTCAATTTCTGTAATGCGCACGACTGGAACTAAACCATCTGTCAAGGCTGCAACTTGTGGGTCTTTTGAAACAGTCCAACGATGAAAGCCGTCAACGATTTCTCCGTCCATTCGTGCAACTATTGGCTGAGTCCAACCGTCTTCCATAATAGAAACTTTTAACAGTTGCATTTCTTGTTTCGGCATTTTGTTTGGGTTGTAATTGTTTGCGGTGAGATTGTCTCTCGGCACCCAAGTTACGTTGCTAATCGGCTGGCTTGATGTAGACATCGCCCTTCACTTTCTTTATTTCGTTTGTGTAACCCTTAACCATTCCCGTTCTGACTTTGCCTTCGCCTGTTGTCAGTCGTGGAACTACTCGTGATTTGAAGTCGCCT